TATAAATAAGAAAGATAACATGCAAATTCAAATTCAATTCATTGATGCGTCTGTAGAAGATAAGGGTAAGTACAAGATGGCTGAAGTGACCTTTAAGGATATTGCTAAGGGTCAAACATCGTCTAAGAAGCTTATGTCTTTCAGCAATCCTGCTGTCTATAAGACTATTGTCGATGCAAAGAAGGGTGAAGTTTATGCCATCGAAATGCAGAAGAATGAGAAGGGCTATTGGGATTGGATTGGAGCGACTATCGCAACTGGTGTTAACACTGGGTCTGGCGGTAGCCCTGAGACTGGCACAAAGGGCACAGGTTCAACGAGTTTCTCTTCACCCAAGTCCACCTATGAGACTCCTGAAGAACGTGCCAAGAAGCAAGTCTATATTGTTCGTCAGTCGTCAATTAGCTCCGCAATTGATACTCTCAAGACAGATAAGAAAGCTCCAACTGTTGGCGAGGTCATTGATCTTGCCAAGCAATACGAAGCCTTCGTCTTTGGTGTGGATGTAGATCCTCCTAAGCTGGCAGATCTGCCTACCTTTGACGACGATGACGACGTGCCAATGTAATGATTAAGGTACATGATTATCATTGCAAGGAATGTGATCATGTCTTTGAGAAGTTTGTTTCCACAGGCGGCACTCCTCAAGAGTGTCCGCTATGTGGTTCAATCAAGACAGAGCAGATTGCTACCAGTGCAGCGTTTAAACTAACAGGACAAGGGCAGTACTCATCACGGATGAAAGTATGATAGCATTAATTGACGGAGACATTGTAGCATATCGTTGTGCAGCAAGTTGTGAGCGTACTGTAGAAGGCGAGAGAATTTGTGAGGCTGATGAAGAAGTTGCGCTGCTGCGAACAGAACAACTAATGAAGCAGATCATTCATACTACTCAAGCAGATGCTTACAACTGTTTCCTTTCTCCTTCTAAGAACTTCCGTTACCTTGTCTATCCTGAATACAAAGCTAATCGTAGAGACACTGTTGATCCTGTCCATCGTAAAGCTTGTAAGCAGTATCTCATGGACCACTGGAATGGGGAAGTCTTTGAAGGTTATGAAGCTGATGATGCTCTAGCATGGAGTCAAACGTATAATGAAAGTGTTATCTGTTCTATTGACAAAGATCTTAAACAAGTTCCGGGAAACCATTATAACTTTGTTAAGGAAGAAGTTGATTTTGTTACTACAACAAATGGATTATCCACCTTTTATCAACAAGTCTTAATTGGTGATAAGACCGATAATCTAATTGGTCTCACAGGCATTGGTCCAAAGAAAGCAGCCAAGTATTTAGAAGGTTGTTACGAAGAACAAGAAATGTTTGATACAGTCTATGACATGTATCAAGATAAACATCAACTCGCGATTAACCTCATGTGTATGTGGTTATGTCGTGAGAAAGGAGTAACATGGGCAAATCGAACGGACACCCAATTAATTATACCCTCAACGTTAGAACACGAGCTGGGTCTGATGTTAGAGTCTATGAAATCTTCTACGAAGACTACATAAACGGTGCGTATTATGACGAAGACAGTGATGTGTGGTGGCCCTGTCAATGGGCTTTCAATGGTTGCTATGCAGAAAAACCTTCTAGTTTGGATCTAGTCAACATATGAAAATTCAAAAACAATTTACACCTATTACCGTTGTATTAGAATCTGAGAAAGATCTGGTGGATTTTCATAACATCTTACGTGCTGCATATAGAGAAGAAAATAAGAATCGTTTTCCATTTTGTTCAGCTAAAGAATCTGATTTACAATATAAAATTCAATATCTAATTGATAAGGTTTGTAAATGAGTGAGCGGAAACGGCGCAGCAAACTAGAGTTAAAGTTTGAGGAGATTCTTCTTGAGAACCAAGCTGAGTACGACTATGAAGTTACAGTTATCCCATATACAGTGCCAGAGTCACAACATAAGTACACGGTTGATTGGACCCTACTTAATGGACCACTTATTGAAACAAAGGGGTACTTATCTGACCACCAAGAACGAAACAAGTATGTCTTGCTTAAGCAACAATATCCTGACCTAGATCTGCGGTTTGTCTTTGACAATCCTAATAAGCTTTGTGGTGGTACTAAGTACAGCCACGCTAAGTGGGCAGACAAGCATGGGTTTGTTTGGTGTGGTATTCGAGATGTGGAGACTATCCAATCGTGGATATCAAACATAAACTAGATACTGATGAAGGAACATTTGAAGTTTACGTTAAAGCATCACAAGACGACCTCAACTATTTGCAGAGGTTGTCTTTGATGTATTTAATAGACCAAGATATGTTTCCCTTTCGTCTACTCTCTGCAGACGATGCTTGCAATTTCCACAATACCCCAGAGATGATTCAATGAAAACTTTTTTAATTGCTGACACTCATTTTGGACATAGTAATATCTTAACATTTAAACGAAATGATGACACACCTCTTCGAGATTTTCCAGATATTCATACACACGATGAGTATTTAATTCATCGATGGAATTCTGTAGTATCTGCTGAAGATAAAGTTTATCATTTAGGAGATGTGGGATTTAAATCTTTTTCCAAACTAGCATCTATTTTAGAGCGCCTTAATGGACGTAAAGTTCTAATTAAAGGTAATCATGATGGGTTTAAACTCTCTCAATATCATCAGTATTTTACAGATGTTAGAGGAACACATCAACTAGACAAATTCATTCTAAGTCATATTCCAATTCATCCACAAAGTCTTTCAAGATGGAAAGGAAATATTCATGGACATGTACATGATAATACTTTATCTGATTCATTGTATATTAATGTATCAGTTGAAAATATTAATTATACTCCAATAGATTTAGAAGAAATTAAAGAAAGATTTAAATGAGAACACACCTAATCATACCCGATACCCAATGTAAAGATGGACATGACTTTGAATTCCTAACTCGCATTGGTAAATATATTGTTGATGTTCAGCCAGATGTTGTCATTCATCTAGGCGATTTCGCTGACATGCCAAGTCTGTCTAGTTATGACCAAGGAAAGAAATCGTTTGAAGGTAGGCGCTATACAAAAGATATTGACGCAGCTAACAAGGCTATGGATTGTCTTCTTGGCCCACTTAATCATTACAATCTTACCGCAAAGATTCAAAAGAAGAAACAATATCATCCACGAAAGGTAATGCTATTAGGCAATCATGAGAACCGTATTGATAGGGCTATCAACGATGATCCGAAATTGGAAGGACTCATTAGTACAAACGATCTACCGTACAGTGATTGGGAAGTACATCCCTTTCTTAGTCCAGTCTTTATTAACGGTATTGCTTATAGTCACTACTTCCCTACTGGGGTTATGGGACGGGCGGCTACTACCGCTAGTGCTATGGTGTCTAAGTTACATATGTCTTGTATTGCCGGACACCAGCAAGGTAAGCAAGTCGCCTACGGTAAACGACCAGATGGTTCTACTATTACTTGCATCATTGCCGGTTCATGTTATGAACATGATGAAGATTATCTAGGACCACAAGGTAACAATCATTTCCGTGGAATTCTCATGGCTTATGATGTACAGAATGGTTCCTTTGATGAACACTTTGTTTCTCTTAAATATCTTAAGGAACATTATGCAAAGTCCTAGTCATTATGG